ATCCGTAAAATAGTTAGAGCTGCCTCAATGAAGGCAAGCCGACGCGGGGTGGAGCAGCTCGGTAGCTCGCTGGGCTCATAACCCAGAGGTCCATGGTTCAAATCCATGCCCCGCTACCACTTGACCGTCGTTCCCATCATCGGAACGACGGTTTTTTAATATCTGCTCGGCCTTCATCGGCGTTAAATCGGTCCTTAGTAGCGTCTCAAGACCGACTCCGAAGAAATCGGCGGCGTTGCACATATCCTCAAAGAACCATGTTTGCTTGTTTTGAAGCATCTTTGAGAGAGCCTGAGGTACTTTATCCATGCACTCGGCCAGATCCTTCTTCTTCTTGCGAGATACCGCTAAGAGCAAATTAATGTTAGCGACAGCGATTTTTTGCCGCTCTAGTCCAGTACTTGTTTTTCTAAGCATTGTGTTAACCATACCTTCATTATAAACCATAGGTTTAGTTGTGACGACACGCGGCATATTTGAACTGTCTAAGCACCCGTGCTTTACTGATTAACTGTGAGTTTAGCAATCAATGAACAACAAACTATCGCCAAGCTGGTTAGACGCGAGTTGCGCGCGAAGCATATGACGCAGCGCGAACTTGCGGACGAAGCCGGGTTAAGCGAACAAGCACTTTCAAACAAACTTCGCGGCCTGAAGAACTTCACCTTGCGCGATGTGTCGCGCATTGCCGACTGTTTGGAAGTTTCGGTAGACGAACTTCTTGGTCGTGCTCCGTTGGAGGTGAAGTGATGCTGATTCATGACGCTTCGGGTGCTGTTGCCGTCGTATCGGCTGAATCGGTGAGGATTGTCGGCGAGGGTTGCATCGTCCTTAACGCCCGCGCCGTGTACATCCATAATCAGGCGTTGACGCCAGAGCAGGCCGCGATTGTCAAGCGTGGTGTCATGGCCACGCTCGACGATCCAGCGGCGTTAGAAGATCTGCATGGGAAGCACGACGTCGCCAGCGTCGATCTGCCACCACGGGACTGCCTTGGGGTTGATGGTGATGGCATGGATGCTCATGTCGGGAAACCTGACGGTCTGGATGAAGCTGTCACCGGACTTCATACGTTCGGAGAGTTCACTGACCGTGGAGGCCGTCGCGCCGGTGATGGTAAGCGGCGTGGTCGTTCCCAAGTAAAGGGCGAAATCGAACGTGTTTTCGTCACTCATTGTTCTTCCTTCCTTCGTTGTTTGAAAGGTTTGGTTTGTGCGATTACAAGCCTATCGCTGCGGAGGAAGGAGCCTAAATCCATGAATCAAGGAGCAGTGAAATGAGCGTTTTCAATCCGGAATGCACCAGCAATTACTTCCAGGTGCAGGACATCGACCCGTCGGAATGCACCGGCGGCAATCCCTACGGCTTCGCCTGCCGCATCAAGGTGGGCGAACGATCGTTCGATTTCGATGGCTTGGACATGGGCGACCTTCAGACGATGAAGGGCGCGATCAACAAGGCGATGACGCACGCGAGGCGTGCCCGCCGTGAATGGGAAGGAGCCCAGGAATGAGTGTCACAGTCAAGCGAGTGGACGGCAAACGGCATTGCTTCTTCGAGCTGATCGTTGAGACGGAGGACGGCATCACCGTGCGCGTTCCGTTCAACGGTTACGAGCTTGACGATCTTGAGAAACAGATCACCCGATGCTTCAACGAGGATTGACCGTGAAACGTTTCATCAAGACCGTCCTGCTGCTGCTGGCAAGCCCGTTCGTGTTGTTCATGCTCGGGATTGTCCTCGCCGTCGTTCGTCTGGGTGATTTCCTCACCGATGACGACTGACGGCATCCGATAATTTCATAGCCCTTGACTCAGCCGAAGGTCGGTTGCTGGGTAGGCGTGATAAAGCACCCGGCCGCGCCTTGCCCAGCGCGTTACAAACACGCCCGGAATGCCGGGCGGTTACCACGGCCCCAGCGGGGAGCTATGCGGGTATACAGATCGCTTCACGGCGTCTTGTTCGGGCGCAACTGGGGACCATCGCCGGCATGCGTGCCGGGCTGTGCGGCGAGACCTTGCGCGCGGCTTCGGCCGCTGACCTATGCGAAGGCGCGGCTCCGTTACGAAGCAACCTTGCATGGCGAACCTAACCCGGAAAACACTTGAGCAATCTTGTGTTTTCCGTGCTGGGTTCCCCGCTCTAACGCCCCACCACCCGAAGGGCACATCATCCACAATTCTTATCCACTTATCCACAGTTCTTATCCACAGTTCTTACCCACTTAACGAGGTTCGAGACATGAGTTATTCGGTTGATTACAAGCCAACACGCCGACGTGCCAAGAGGACGGTGCCGAAGAGCAAGGCCCAGCGCACGAAGGACATCAAGAACGCCATTCGATGGAATATCAGGCAATTGGAGCATGCCACTGTTGGAACGGACACCATTGCGCGTTCCCTTGCCATCAGTATGCTTCGACTGAACAAGATCGCGCCGACGGCCGACCCTAGCGGCGACCATGTGATGCAGCAGCTTATCAGCGACGGCATCTTGAGCAAGCCCGAGAGGCGCGGAAGTGTGCAGATGTTCGACCGTGCCGAGTTGTTGCTATCGCTCAAGGCTTGGGTTGGTGTGCTGTGAACCCGCGCGCGAAACTGACCACTGAACAGGCTGCTATCTATCTTGGCGTCTCCCCTAGGACGATGGAGCGTATGAGGGCCGATAATCGCGGGCCGGAATGGTTTAAGGCGGGCGACGCCATCAACTCCCCGTGCTTGTATGAGCTGGCCGATCTCGACATGTGGGTGCGGGCTAGGAAGCGTGGCAGGTGATGGCGCGCAGGCAGACCATCGACCCGCTTGTGCGGGCCAAGGTGATCGAGACGTGGGGCAACGCTTGTTGGCTCAGGCTGCCGGGTTGCACCGGTGTGGGCGAGGAAGACGACCACATAGTGCCTTACGCGCATGGCGGCATGGACACCGTGGCGAACATACGCCGCGCGTGCAAGCATTGCAACGCCAGCCGCCAGGACCGCGTGCTTTACGGTTATGGGGCGCGCTTGCATATCGTGGTCACGCCGCCCGGTTCCTGCGACCGTGAGGCCGTGGAATGGGTGGAGGCTCACAGGCAGCAAGGCGACCCGGTTGTGTCGTGGCTGGCGTTGGCCAGGGCCATGCGCCTACCGGAGTCGCCCAGCATGGCGCAGCGGCGGGCGGTTGCCATGGCGTGGTCCGCAGCCTATCGCCAGTTCGCCATAACGCAGGAGCCTATTGACGTGTGGATGATCCGCACCACGCCAAGCAGCAAGCGCCACCCTAGGATGCTTGACGAGTGGATAAGCCTTGACTACGACGTGCGGGTGATAGATCCCGGCTTCGAGGTGGAGTGGGAGCGGGCTGAGACCGAGCAGGCCAAGCGGTTGGTGCGCCAATGGTACGGCTTGCACATTTCACAGGCTTTGGTGGATGCAAGGCAACGTGAACGCCGGGCCACGCTCGCACGCCTTGGGCTTCGCAGTGATCGCGTCACTGTGGCTTCAAGGCCGGAATGGTGAACCTGTTTTTTAAGCGAACGGCCGGCCAAAAGACCCCGCGCCCACTTTTTCACTCTCTCGAACCGGATAAAAAAATTCAGAAAAACGGCGGAATACCAACGAAAACCAGCTATTAAGGAGGTTGGAAAAATGCAAATGACCTTGGACGGTTTCAATGATTATTATGGTCCCAACGAGGGCTTGCAGGAACGCGCCACCAAGGAGCTTATCGAGAGTTTCGTGGGCGATAGGCAGCTTGACCCTAACGCCAAGTACGTATGCAAGACCATGATCAACATTGCCCGCAATTTCGACGCGCTGAACGTCAAAGGACGCGACACGAGCCGTGTCATGGCCCAGCTCTTGGCGTGGTACCAGGAATTGAAAACCGAGTTTCAGTCAAGGCAGGAAATCGACCCCGCTCTTGCCAGTCTTCTGGAAGAGGCACAGGCATGACGCCATTGCGCGGCGGCACCCAGCGAAACCCGGACCGCCGCACCGACGGCCATATAGTCGCCAAGTTCGCCCGGTTGCTTGGCACGCCTCTGCTGCCATGGCAACGGTTGGTGGCCGACGTGGCGGGCGAGATAGACCCGAACACAGGCACTTACTTCTATGACACGGTGATATTGAGCACACCGCGACAGTGTGGAAAAAGCACGCTTGTGGACGCGGTGGACACGCGCAACTCGCAGTGGGGACCAGATCGTTTCATCTATTATTTGGCGCAGACGGGCAAGGACGCGGGCGACCACTTCAAGAAATATCTGAAAACGCTCGGCAGCTCGCCGCTTGCGGCAATAACCACACGGCCGTATCTCGGCGCGGGCGACTTGCGCCAGCCGTTCGCCAATGGCAGCGTGATAATGCCAAAGAGCGTTACCAAGGTTGCGGGGCACGGCGTCCAAGGCGACAAAATCACGTTGGACGAGGCGTTTTCGTTGTCCGAGGAAACCGGAAACACCATTTTGGATGGCTTCATGCCGACCATGGCGACAAGGCTTAAGGCCACCGGCGTGCAGCCGCAGCTATGGATAACCAGCACCGAGGGAACGGCAGAATCGACGTTCTTCAACCGTAGACTTGACGCTTGCAGGGCTGGCGAGCAGTCGCGCCGCACGTGTTGGTTCGACTTCGGGCTGCCAGCCGACGAAGATCCGGAGAATCTGGACAGCATCATGCGCTATCATCCAGCCGCCGGACTCTTGTGGGACAAGGCGCAGTTGGCCGACTTCCGCGAACAGTTCCAGGGCAACCCGGCAGGTTGGGCGCGCGCGTTCGGCAACCGTCGGGACGAGGGTATAACCGACAGGGCGATAGACGAGGCGTTGTGGGCGGCTACGGTAACGGCACCGGTGACGCCCGGCGACTTGGACGGCCGGCCGGTGGTGTTCGGCGTCGCGGTGGACGTGGACGGGACGCACACGAGCGTTTCGGCTGGCATCGCCAACAATGACGGCACCATAACGGTGCAATTGCTGAGAATCTTGGACGGCACCGGGTACGCGCCGACCGAACTCACCCGCTTGTGCTCGAAGTACGGCGCTCCGGTGGTGATCGACGCGCGCGGCACCGCCGCCGATTTGTCCGACCGGTTGCGCCACATGACCGACGACGCTGGCGACCCGCTGCTGCGGTTCGTGGACATGGACTCGGCCGACTACCTGACCGCCGGACAGAGTTTCGTTGCCGGCTTGGCTAACCACGCGATAACCCACGCTGCAGACCCCGAGTTGGACGCCAGCGCCGCGAACTCGGCGCGCAAATGGGCCGGCGACGCATGGCGCGTGAGCCGACGCGGAAGCACCGGCCTAACGTCACCGTTGGAAAGCTGCATGTTGGCGGCTTGGGGAGCCGCCCACAGGCCCGAGGAAACGGGGCCGCTGCAAATCTACTAGCCGGTGGCGTTCGGCGTCGCGTGGCGGCATTATGCGGCGCTGGGCGGCGGGCTTGTGGCGGGCTTGGCGCTTAGCGGTGATACTTGGCCGCATGAACATTTGGGAGCGTGTGAGAATGGCGGGCCGCGTGCTGACGCGCGGCGCCGACGCGGACATGCCGGACGGCATCAAGCCGCCCGCACGATTGGGGAACTGCGACCCGTTGAGCCTCTCAACCGTGTTCCGTGGCGTGCAGGTGCTGCAAACCGCCATCACCGGTTTGCCCATCCATGAAATCAGGGGAGGCGTGAAGCTCGACACGGTTTCCTCCATCGTGCTTCAGCCGGACGTGAACCGCAGCCGCCGCGACTTCCTCGCGGACATGGTGGCAAGCATGGTATTGGACGGGAACGCTTTCGTGCGATTGGTGCATTTCGATGGCGAAGTGGTCTCTTGCGAGGTGCTTCCACCATCCCTCGTGACCGTGAGCGACGACGGCAACGACCCGGCCGCGCCCAAGCTCCGCTATAGCTATCTGGGCCATGATTACACGGCCGACCAGATCGTTCATTGCAAGTTTTTGAACGTGCCAGGCCGGTTGCGTGGGCTTGGGCCAATCTCGGCGGCGCGTGAGGAAGTGGAGGCCGCGCAGATGGCCCGCACCTACAAGGCCAAGTTCTATAGCGACGGTAGCAACCTCAAGGGCTATTTGCAGACGGAGGAAAAGGTGACGCCGCAGGTGGCCAAGGACGCCAAGGAGGCGTGGAAAGCCACGGGTGAGGCCGGCGACGTGAAGGTGCTCGGCTCGAAACTCAAATACGTGCCCTTGGACATGAAACCGGCAGATTTGCAGTTTTTGGAGACGCAGAAGTTCGACACCACTCAGATCGCGCGGCTTCTAGGCATCCCGGCGAGCATCATGTTGGCGGCCGTTGACGGTAGCAACCTTACTTACTCGAATATCGAGCAATCGTGGATTGAGTTCGCCGATTACACGTTGGCGGCTTATGCGGGCGAGATAGAGGAACTTTTCAACCGTTTGTTGCCGAGGGGCCGCACGGCCGCGTTCGACTGGGACAGCAGCCGGCGCGCCGACATGGCCGACCGGTTCAACGCCTACAAGACGGCGATAGAGGCCGGTTGGATGGACGTGAACGAGGTGCGCGCAAGGGAGGCGTTGCCGCCTCTCATCGCGGCACCGCAGCCGGAACCACAGGAACAGGAGACGCAGAATGAAGCATGAAATCGGGTTTAAGGGCGTGTGCCTACGCGCGGCCGAAGAGGGCGACGGGCGCACGTTGGGGGGCGTGGCCGTGCCCTACGGCAGCGTCATCAGCACATGGGACGGTGCCGAGACGTTCGACGCCGATTGTGTTTTCGATGATACGGACACGGCGAAGCTCTGCTATCAGCATGGGGAGCTTATCGGCCGCATCACCGGCGCGCAGCCCCAAGAGGACGGCTTGCATATCACGGCGCATATCAGCGACACGCAGCGCGGCCGGGACGTGGTGGCCCTGTTGCGCGACGGCGCGCTGGACTCGCTCAGCGTCGGCTTCATGCCGATTGAGGACGAAACCGACAAGCAGGGCGTCACCCACCGCAAGCGCGTGCGCCTCCTGGAAGTGTCGGTGGTGTCATGGCCCGCCTACGAGGCCGCGAAGATCACTTCGCAGCGCAGCAGCGAAAACATTCGGGAAACCGGAAACAACAGGAAAGGAAACGAAATGGACCTTGCGGAAATCAACGACAAGCTGAACGGCATCATGGACGAACAGCGCAGCATGAAAGCCGCCATTGCCAGGAACACCGACAGTGAGCCGGCCAAGGTCATGGGTGCTGAGTATCGCACGGCCGGCGACTATCTTCAGGCGCTCTACCGTGGCGACGAAGCGGCAGTGCAGCTCATGCACGAGTGCCGTGACCTCATCGCCACCGGCGACACTGGCAACAAGGTGGCATGGATTAGGGATGATTTGCGACTGATCGAGCAGCGCCGCAAGGTGACCAATATCCTCACCCATGACACGCTGCCGGACAAGGGCATGACGATGGAATACAACGTGGTGGCGTCCGACACCGCCACGGTGGACAAGCAGGAGAACGAGGGCGGCGCGTTGCAGTTCGGCAAGGTCACGTTCGGCACCAAGAGCGCAAACATTGAGACTTATGGCGGCTATACCACGCTTTCGCGCCAGACCATCGAACGCAGCACCACGCCCATGCTCAACACCGCTCTTGCCGCGTTGCGCAACGCCTACGCCAAGGCCACCGAAAACAAGGTGCGCAACTTCCTTTTTGACACCATCGCAGCGCAGCGCGACGCCGAGACGAACGCGAACAAGATCGACGCGCCCGCGACGCTGGCGGCAATGACCATCGACCAGTGGGCCATGCTGATCATGGACGCGGCGGAACTTGCCGACGACCGCAACGTGAGCCTGACCCGTCTCGGTGTCTCCAAGGACGTTATGGCGGCGCTTATCAAGCTCAAGGACACCGGCAGCCGCTTCTTCGATTTGAGCGGCGACGGCTCCGACACGTTGGGTGACTTCGACCTCACCGGCATCGCGGGGAAGTTCCTACGAGTCCCGGTGCAGATGCTGTCCAAGGCCCCGGCCGGCACCGCGTGCTTCATCGACCCCGAGGCCGTGACCGTTTGGGAGTCGGGCGGCCCCACCCAGCTCAGCGACGGCGACCCGACCAAGCTCACCGAGAACTACAGCGTCTACGGCTATATGGCCGTGGCGGCGACCAAGCCGCTCGGGCTTATTCCTGTGAAGTTCGCGGCAACGGCCAAGTCTGGCGAGTGACATGGCCGACGACTGGACGAACTATGAGGCGGCGGTGAGGGACGAAATCAACGTTCCCACCGGCGACGACGACCGGGTGCGCCGCGTCATCCAAGCGGCCATCGGCTATGTTCGCGGCGCGCTCGGCGATAGGAACGTGGAGCAGGAAGTCATGGCGGACTGCGTTACCTCTTGCGCCGCCGACCTCTACAACAGCCGGGACGCCAGACTGGGCGTCATGAGCGTGGGCGACGGCACGTTGGAACCGTTCAGGGTCAGCAGCGACCCGTTGCGCTCGGTGTGGCCGAAACTCAACGCGGCCGGCATCCTGACCGGGAGCGTGGTGATCGCATGAGCAGCCAAGTAACACGAGAGCGCGAAGCCCTTATGGACATGCTGACGGACGCCATGGGCGACCTCGCCTGCGTCGTCACCATCGACGCGCAGGACGCCCGCCCGTTGCCAGGCAGAATAGCGGTGCTGATAGACCCGCCGGAACTCACGTTCGAGGGCTGGCATATGCAGACCATCACTTGGACGGTGAATCTCATAGCCGGCACCATGGCCACGCAGGCGGCCGCCTTGGACCTGTTGACTGACGGCGTGCAACGCTTGCACGACCGCCAGGTGAACTTGCGGGACGCGAAACCAAGCACGTTCAACCTGACCGGAGTGGGCAGCCTGGCCGCCTACACCATAACCCTCAACCCGTTGGATTAGAAAGGACACAATCATGACTGGAAAGATCCGCACGCTCGGCCCCGGCATCTTCAAAATCACCGACACCGAAAATGGCAGGGACTTCAGCGCCGACCTGACCAAGGCGCAGCTGAATCCGTCGAACAGCAGCGACGACCCGACCACCTTTTTGGACGGATCAGAGGAAACGAACACCACGACCACGTGGACGTTCGAGGGCACCGTGGGCGACGACTTCAGCGAGGACGGTCTGGCCGTCTGGCTCTTCGATCACAAGGGCGAGACGCTGCCGGCCCAGTTCGTCCCGAACCAGACCGGCAAGATCCAGTGGACCTTCAACGTCACCATCGCGCCAATCGCCATCGGCGGCGACGTCAAATCGAAGAACACGAACGATCTGAGTTTCGCCGTCACGAACGTCGCCCACGCCGCATACGAGGGCAAGTGATGGCCGGCAAGGCGCTGATGGTCGTCGGCCAGAGACGCTTCGTGCAGACGATGCGCAAGGCCGGCGCGGACATGGACGACCTGAAGGAAGTGAACCGCGAGGCCGCGCAGATCGCATTGCCCGCCGTCCGCAACCTCGCGCCGCGCGGCAAGACCGGCCGGCTGGCCGGAAGTCTGCGTGTCGGTGCGACGAAACGCGCCGGCGTCATTCGCGCCGGCCGCAAGGCCGTGCCATACGCGGGCCCAATCAATTACGGCTGGCCGAAACGGCACATCCGGCCACGGCTCTTCGTCAACAACGGCGTCGCCTCCACCGAGAGCCAATGGCAAAAGGTCTACAAGGACTTCATCGACAAGACACTGAACCAAGTGAAAGGAAAATAATGGCAACTACCCGCATCACCTACACGGACGGGACCAGCGAGCTCGTGCCGATCACCATGCGCGCCACCTGCAAGGCCGAGGCGCACGCCATCGAGGCCGGCTGGGGCCCCATCACCCAGTCACCCGTCCGTTCCGGAGCCTACGCGGCCTACGCGGCCCTGCGCATGGCCGGCCACAATCTGCCCGACTTCGAGCATTGGCTGGACACCGTAGCGTCCTTCGACCTCGCGGCCGCGAGGGAGGAGACGGAAGAGGGAAACCCTACGGACTAGCCGCGTGGCCTCAAGGCTCGCTCGGCCGTCTCTCGTTCCTCCTGGCAAGCCGTTTCGGCGGCACGCCATGGCAATGGAGGAACGAGGCCGACG